ACAAGATATTGATATTAGAACTTTTAGACAAGAGTTTGAGGGAACATTTGAGAATTATGCTGGTAGTGTTTATTATAACTTCCACCCTGTAGATAATGTTGTTAAACGACAGATAGATTGGGAGAAACCTTTACATATTGGAATGGACTTTAATGTTGACCCTATGTCAGCCTGTGTTGGGCAGATAGAAAAAGATAAAGTTTATTTTGTAGATGAAGTAATCATTTATGGAAGTAATACTGATGAAATGGTGCAAGAACTTAGAGATAGATATGGAACTAAAATGCAAATATTTATCTATCCTGACCCAGCATCTAAACAAAGAAAAACATCTGCTGGTGGTAGAACTGATTTATCTATTTTACAAAACGCTGGATTTAAAGTTAAGGTTAAACATAAACACCCAGCAATAAGAGATCGAGTCAATGCTGTGAATAGTAGGCTCAAAGATTCTAATGGCGAAAGACACATTTTTGTTTCACATTCTTGCAAAACGCTGATAAAAGGGTTACAAAGGCAAATATACAAAGAGAATACAAATATTCCTGATAAGGAAGATGGATTCGATCATATGAATGATGCTTTGGGCTATATGATTGATTATTTAAAACCATTAACTACTCAGGCAAGATTTAATTCTCCTACAAGATGGACAATGAAGTAATTTATGGCATACACTAGAGATCAAGCATTAGACACCCACAAAGACTACTCCGAAACAATTAATAATTGGGAGTATTATATTAGATCATACAATGGTGGCTATGATTACATGATAGGCCAATACCTAAACAGATATAATTTAGAATTAGATAACGAGTTCAATCAAAGACTTGCTAACACTCCATGCGATAACCATTGTAAAAATATTATTCAAATTTATTCATCATTTCTTTTTAGAGTTAGACCAAGTAGAGATTTTGGTTCTATGCAAGATGAACCTAGTTTAGAATCATTCTTAAAAGATGCTGACCTTGAGGGTAACAATTTAAACTCTGTAATTAAACAAGCACAAAACTATGCGTCTATTTATGGTCATTGTTTTTTAATGTTAGATAAACCTAATGTAACTACAAACACTAGAGCCGAAGAATTAGATCAAGATATTAGACCATACTTATCAATCGTTACTCCAGAGAATGTTTTAGATTGGAATTTTGAAAGACAAGTTAATGGTAAGTATGAATTAAATTATTTAAAAGTTAGAGAAGAAGTAGATAGAAATGGTGGCACATACATGAGAATTTGGTATCCAGATCGAATAGATACTATCTACATGGAAGAAAGATCAGAGCCTAGATTGATAGATAGTGTTCCTAATATGATTGGTAAAATACCAGCAGTTATTTTATACAATGCTAAATCACACAAAAGAGGAATAGGTCAATCAGATTTAACTGATATAGCTGATCTACAAAAATCTATCTATAACGAATACTCTGAAATGGAACAATTAATCAGATTAACTAACCACCCATCATTAGTCAAAACTCCAAGTGTAAATGCTAGTGCTGGTGCTGGTGCAGTTATAGAAATGCCTGATGAACTTGAGCCAAACTTAAAACCATATTTACTTCAACCATCTGGCCAGAACTTACAAGCTATTATGGAGTCTATAAACAGCAAAGTAAATTCTATAAACAGAATTGCACACACGGGTGCTGTTAGAACTCAAAAGACAGGAATAACATCTGGTGTTGCACTACAAACAGAATTTGAATTATTAAATGCTAGACTATCTGAGAAAGCTGACAACTTACAAATAGCAGAAGAACAACTATTTAGATTATATGCTTTATTCCAAGATGCTACATTTGATGGAGAAATTAATTATCCTGATTCATTTAACATTAGAGATTACGCAAGTGATCTTATGTACTTCCAACAAGCTAAAGCATTAAACATTGGCTCTCCAACTTTTGCTAAAGAAGTTGATAAAGAAATAGCTAGAGCAGTTGTTGATGATGATGAAAAACTAAATGATATATTTGATGAAATAGACCAACAAGCAGAAGTAGGTCAGTTCACACAAGACGAAGTACAACAAGAAACAGTAGAAGAAGAACAGATATAAAAAAGGCGACCATTAAGATCGCCTCTTTTGTTGTAAGTAATTAATTAATTAAAATGATGGGTCTAAATAATATCTTCTTTTACCAACAGAATGATAATAATAAGATGTACCTTTGTTCCATCTTTTACTTTTGTCATTCCATTTAATATCAACCCAAGATATGTAAGGTTTTTTATTGTGATCTAGTTTTTCTTCTTGAATTAAATAGTGAACAAACTTTTCGTTTTTTTCTTTTCTACCACTATCAAAAATAGTGTATGAGTCGTGTTCATATAAATCACTATCATTTTCTATTTTTAGAACTGTTTTACCTTTAGGGTGTTTTAACATTTCAATAATTGTGTATGGGTAAGAATCGCCATTTATACTACGAGTTACACCCATTCCAATCATAGGTTCTAAATCAACACCTCGTTCTTTTTTAGAAACATCAATACCTAATTTTTCTGAAAATTGTTGATCTAATGTTTTTTTGATTGTTTGTTCTTGTGTTTGTGTTTGCATTGTTCTCTCCTTTTTTTTATATATAAATATTAGTAAAAATTGATATAAAGGTCAAATAAATTAAAACCTAGTAAATGCTAAACTTTTAGTAGAACAAAATTAGAACAAATGGCAGATATAGTCAAAGACGCAACCCTTTATCGAATCAAGCAAATAGAACTTGCAGAAACTGAATATTATAAATCATTAATCACAACATTAGATAGAATAGAACGAGAAGTAGTATCTCTTGCTAGTAGATTACCTTTAACAGATGGCAAGTTGATAGAACTACAATCAGCTATAGCAATCAGGCCACAAATAAAAGCTATCTTGGAAAGAGAATATTTAAAATGGTCAGATACAGTTGTTAGAGAGGGTTTTAATAAACAAGCTAAACGAATAGAAAAAGCATTTAAAAGAATTGGTAACATTCCTGTAGAATTTCAAGAACTAACTAAAGGCGATCTAGCATTAGTACAAAATCTAAAGCAACAATATTTTACTCAGTTTAAAGATGTATCTAATACATTCACAAGACGATTATCAGAAAAAGTTTATCAAAATACATTAGTTGGTAGTGAGTTTGCAGTATTAGAAAAAGAACTTAGACAAACAATCAATGGTATCTATGCTAGTTCAGATGACCCAGAAATAAATAGATTAGTAGAATTTGTTAATGAGAATAAGTTTGTAAAATCTCAACAATCAGCAGTTGATAAAGCAATTCAAACTCTACAATCTAAATTTGCTAGAGATCGTGCTGGAGAAAACATGAAAAGATATGCTGGTCAAATACTTAATGATTCACTAAGAGATTTTGATGCAACCCTTAACTTTAATAAATCTCAAGACGCTGGATTAACTTTTGTAAAATATTATGGAGATGTAATACCTACCACTAGAGATCATTGCAGAAATATAATTAATGGAGTATATAACAAGAGGAAAAGTGGACTTTTCACAGTTGATGAAGTCAATGCACTTTGGACAAGTAGAAGTTGGAAAGGTAAAAAATCTGGAAACCCTTTAATTGTTCGAGGTGGTTATAATTGTCGTCATCAATGGTCTTATGTCAATCCTGATTGGTATGACAGCAAAGGCGAACTAATAATATAACTAGGAGAAAACAATGTCCGAAGAACAAACAAATGTTGCACCAGAAGTTGCAACTGAAACACCAAAAGAAGAAGTAAAAGTAGAAGAAACAAAACAAAATACTTTTACCCAAGAACAATTAGACAACATAATCAAAACAAGACTTGAAGCAGAAAAAAATAAGTATGAGAAAAAACTTCAAGAAGAAGAAAAACAAAAACAAGAAATCTTAAAACAAGAACAGTTAAAAGAAGCAAAAACTAAATCTGATCTTGAAAAGATTATGCAAGAAAGATTATCTGAAAAAGAACAAGAACTTGCAAAAGTTAAAGATCAAATCAAAAAAGAAAAAGTAGATAATTCAATACTTTCTATTGCTAACAAAGAAAAATCTATCAATGCACAACAAGTTGTAGCTTTGTTAAAAAACGAAGTTAAGTACAATGATGATGGTAGAATAGAAGTAGTTGATAATAATTCTAATGTACGATATAACGCACAAGGAGAACTACTTACAATTGAAGATCGAGTTAAGGAGTTTTTAGATAGCAACCCACATTTCCGTCAAGGGTCTTTGTCTGGTTCAGGAAGCCAGAGTGCTATTGGTGGTAAAACTGTTAAACCTTTTAACCTACAGGACTTGGACTTAACAAAGCCAGAAGATCGTAAAGCCTATGCAGAATATAGGAAGAAACGAGATTCAGGTGCTGTTGAGATTAATTTAAATAATAAATAAACTTAATAGGTAATAACATGGCAAACGAAAGCACAAGTTCTACGCTATCGGAACTATACACAGAGATAGTAGCAGAAGCACAATTCGTAGCTTCTGAAAAATCCATCATGAGAAACTTAGTTAAAAACTATGCGATCACAGGTGGTGGTAAAGCAGTTGAAGTTCCTGTTTATGCAAATGTATCAGCATCAGCAGTAGCAGAAGCAACTGACTTATCTAACACAGCAATCAACCCTAGTTCAGTAACTATTACTGCATCTGAGGTTGGTGTTATGACTACTCTAACAGACTTAGCAAGAAATTCAGCACCAAGAAATGTTGCTGGAGATATTGGTAAATTGTTTGGAGAAGCACTAGCAAGAAAACAAGACGCAGATTTAACTGCATTGTTTGATGGCTTTAGTGTTGCAATTGGAGATGGTTCAGGTGCTATTTCATCTGCTGTAATCTTCCAAGCACTTTCAACTTTAAGAGAAAATGCTCTTAACATTGACGATTGTGCAGTTGTTCTACACCCTAAAATCGCTTATGACTTAAAAGCTGGTTTGACTAATACTTTTGCAAACGCAAATGCAAATGACTTATCAAACGAAGCATTAAGATCAGGTTTTGTTGGTAGATTAGCTGGTATGCCTGTCTTTGAAACTTCAAACATTGCTAATACAGGTAATGCTGGAGATTACAAAGGTGGTGCGTTCCACAGAGATGCACTTGCAATCGCTATGATGGAAGATGTTAAAATCGAAACTCAAAGAGATGCTTCTCTTAGAGCAGACGAGATTGTTGCTACATCAGTATATGGTGTTGGAGAAATCCATGATTCATATGGTGTTGAGTTACATCACGATTCATCAATCCAATAATAATTGGATACTTTGTGAGGGTGGGAAACTGCCCTCGCAACTAACATAGGAGAATAAAATGGTTAAATTAGTATTATCAAATGAGAAGATGGTTACTCTTAAAAGAGGTAACAAAACAATTATTAGAAGTGAATTAGATTATCAAACTAATAAAGGTATGTATGATTTTAGA